CCCCCGGGGTTTGAAATTTGTTTACAAGTTTTTCTAGTCCAGTTACAGGGGGTTAGAATCTTTATCCGATTCTGTAAAATGAAATATTTTTTTTGCTTTTGGATAAAAAATAAAAATACAGGAGGTGATGGTATGGCTAGACCTTGTAAGAGTGCAAAGGTATTAACTGAATCATCTCAAACGATAGACGAAATAGAAAAAAGAATTGAATATGAAGAAAAAATAAGAGGTAAAGCTGATGAAATAATCCCATCTATGGAATTAACAAATAGTCAGATTTATCTCTTTAATTTCATTGTAGATCAATTAAAAGCAACTGAATTATTAAGTAATTTAGATAGATTTATTTTAACAAAAGCTGCAATAGCTATTGATAGATTGCATTATATTGAATCAGCAATAAATAAAAAACCTTCTCTTTTATTTAATAAAGATGTTATGTCGAAGAAAGATAGTTATGATAAAGATTTTTATAGATGTTGTAATGAATTATGTTTATCTCCACAGAGTAGAGCAAAGATAGCAAATGTTAATTTGAATACTAGGAATGCTGAAGAAGATGCAGTTATAAAAGCACTAAGAGGAGAGTAATGATTTTACTTGAAAGAGCTATTAGATATGCTGAAAATGTTGTTGCTGGAAAAGAAGTAACTACAAAAGAAGTAATAATTCAATGTAAATGGTTTTTAAAAGACTTAGAAGAAAATCAATACAATGAAAATTTTCAATACTATTTTGATAAAAATAAATTGAAAATTATAAATAATTTATTAAAATTATTTAATTTTGCAACAGGATTTGTAGCTGGTAAACAAATATTAACCAATTTAGCAGATTTTCAATGTTTTTTCTTAGCAAATATTTTTGGATGGAGATTTAAAGATAATTCAAATAAGTTTAGATATAATGATATAACTCTTTATATAGCTAGAAAAAATGCCAAAACAGCATTAGTAGCAATAACATTTTTATTATTAATGTTAACAGAGCAAGAATATTCTGAATTTTACTCTATTTGTTTAAATAAAGAACTTGCAGCAGAAATAAGAAAAGCAATGGTGCAAATATTAGAAGCAAGTCCATTAATAGCAAAGCATTTTGACTGGTCAGATAGTGAAGTTGGGATAATTAAGTGTAAAATAACGAAAAGTTTTTTTAAACCTAGAACATCTCAAAGTGGTAAAAATAACTCAATAAGACCAGCAGCATTTGTAAGTGATGAACATGGTAATTTTAGTGACAATGGCAACTTTACTGCAATGAAGTCGGGACAAAGAAATGTAATTAATCCATTACTTTTTAGAACTACAACGGCTTATGCAATAGATCATTCAATAATGCAAGATGATTTAGAATATATAAAAAAGGTTTTTCAAGGAATAGTTAAAAATGAAAGGCAGTTTGCATTATTATATTATGCTGAAGAAGAAAATTTATGGAATGATATAGGAATACATCAAGCTAATCCACTTAGAATTGAAGAAAATTACAATATCATAAGAGAAGAGCGAGAAAGAGCATTAATACAAGAGAGTTTGCAAACAGAATATTTGACTAAGAGTATGAATTATTTTATGCCAGCTAATGCAGGAGAGGAATTCATATCAATAGATCAATTAAAAAAATGTAAAATATCTGATTTTGATTGGACAGGAAAAGATGTTTATATAGGATTAGATCTAGCTGAAACAGAAGATAATACTGCTGTAGCTATGCTAACTTATCATGAAGGAAAGATTGTAGCAAAAGTTTGGGCATTCATTCCTAGAGAAAGAATATTAGTTAAGTCTATGAAAGAAGATATAGATTATCAAAGTGAAATAAAAGCAGGTAATTGTTTTGGTTGTGGTGATGAAGTTATTGATTATGGTTATGTAGAGGAGTTTATTATGGATTTACAGGAAAAATATCAAGTAAATATAGTACAACTTGGATATGATAGAAGAAATGCATTATCTAGTGCACAAAAACTATCAAATGCTGGTATAGAATGTGTTGAAGTTATTCAACATAGTAGGATACTGCATTCACCAATAAAACTGCTTAAAGAGTGTATTTTAAATAAGAATTTTAATTATGAAAAAAATTCATTGTTAGAAATAAACTTTGTAAATGCAAGACAAACAGAAGATACTAATTTAAATAAATATTTAAATAAGAAAAAATCAAAAGGGAAAATAGACATGGTTATGGCATTAGTAGATGCACTATATTTACTTCAAGAGAGAGAATTACTAAATCAAAATGATTTTGTGGTACAAGTTATTTAAGAGGGGGTTGTATGAAGTTATTTAATTTTAGAAAAAAAGAAAAAAGATCAATTGAAGTTGAAGGTTTAGATCAATTAACATCTGTACTTCAAGAACATCTTAAAACTGATATAACTAAAGAAATGGCTTTAGATATTCCAACTATAGCAGCAGGAGTTGAACTTATTAAAAATACAATTTCATCATTAACTATTAAATTATTTAAAGAAGAGAATGGAAAAGTTAAAGAGGTAAAAGATGATATAAGATTAGTATTACTTAATGATGAAACAGGAGATACATTAAATGCATTTCAATTTAAATGTGCATTAATTGAGGATTTTTTATTACATGGAAATGGATATGCATACATAAATAAAGAAAGAGGAAAGTTTAAGAGTTTACACTATGTAAAAGAAAGTCAAGTTCATATAAATAATAATTGTGATCCGATTTTTAAAAATTATGAAATAACTGTAGATGGAGAGTTTTATAAACCATATAATTTTATAAAAATATTAAAAAATTCAGAAGATGGAGCTACAGGGAAGGGATTATTAGATTTATCACAAAAAATTCTTTCGGTAGCCTACAATTCATTGGATTATGAAAATATTTTAGCTTTAACTGGTGGTAATAAAAAAGGATTTATAACTTCTGATATAAAATTAGATTCTTCATCTATAAATACATTAAAAGCACAATGGAAAAAATTGTATAGTAAAAATAGTGAAAATTGTGTTGTATTAAATAAAGGATTGGAGTTTAAAGAAAGTGGAAGCACCAGTACCGAATTACAGATGAATGAAAATAAAAAAACTAATGCTATAGAATTATGTAAAATTTTAAATATACCTGCAGAAATTTTTACTGGAGAAGGAACTAAGGTTGATGACGATGTTTTCATTAAATTCGTTAAGATATGTATAATACCTATTCTATCTATTTTCATAGCTGCTTTAAATCAAGACTTACTTCTTGAAAAAGAAAAGGGGTCTTTTTATTTTGCTTTTGATGCAAAAGATCTATTAAAAGGAGATATAGAAAAAAGATATAAAGCTTATGAAACTGCAATTAAAAATAAAATTTTAACAGTAAATGAAGTTAGATATGAAGAGGATAAAGAACCTATTGAAGCTTTTAATGACATAGTTGTATTAGGGCTTAATGATGTTCTATATAATACTAAAACTGGTGAGGTGTATACACCTAATACAGATAAAACTACAAATATGAACTTGAAAGGGGGTGAAAGTAATGAGAATAGAAATTCGTAATGATAGCGTAGTTCTTGATGGATATGTAAATGTTGTTGATAGGGAAAGTAAGCCCATTCCTTCTGTAAAAGGTAAGTTTATAGAGAAAATAAAACCTGGAGCATTTCAAAGAAGTTTAGAAAAAAGGGCTAATGTAGATTTATTACTAAATCATGATAAAAATAGAAAGCTTGGTTCTACGTCAGAGGGTAATCTTGAATTATTTGAAGATAACATAGGATTAAGGGCTATATGTACTGTAACTGATCAAGATGTAATTGACAAAGCTAAAAATAAAGAGTTAAGAGGATGGAGCTTTGGATTTTATGCGGAAAAAGATAAATTAGAATCAGTAGAAAATGGTTATGAAAGAAGAATTGTAGAAGAATTAGATTTATTTGAAGTAAGTATAGTGGATAATACAAAAAATCCAGCTTATGCAGGGACATCTATTGAAATGAGAGATGATAATGAAGTTTTTATTGAAAATAGAACTACTGAATTTAAAGCTGTTACTGTACATGAGAAAAAGGAAGAAAGTAATACTTATTATGAAAAATTAAAAAATAGAAGTGAAAAAATTAAAAAAAGGAGTGTTTAATTTGAAAGCAATAAGAATAGCAGAATTTAGAAGCTTAGATAATAATGAAAAGGGATTAGAAGAGAAAAGAGTAGAATTAATTGATGAAATGGATTCAATAATAAATAAAGTTGAAGCTGAAACTAGAACATTAACTGATAAAGAGGAATCAAGAATTGATGAAATAGAAAAAGAAGTTGAAAAAATTGATAAAACAATACAAATTCTTGAGAATAAAAGAACTTTAGGTGTAGAAAAAGGTAAAAAGAAAAAACAAGAATCAGAACAAAGAACTCAAGATGAAATTAATAATAGTGAGTTAAGGTCTATATTATCAGGAAAAGAAATAGAAGAAAGGGCTACTGCAATGAATACTACAACAGGTGCAGAAGGGGGAGTTGTAGTAAATAAAGTATTATCAAAAAATATTATAAAAACCATTAAAGATAGAAGTAATGTATACAAATTCTTTGATGGTACAAATATAAAGGGTAATTACAAAATACCTAAAAAGATTACAAATGGAACAGCAGAATGGGTAGACGAAAATCCTGCAGCAGATCCAAGTGCTACTATAGCAACATTAGAAATAATCGAACTTGGTCAACATAGATTGTATAGAGAATCAGCAATTACAAAGCAAATGTTAAATGTTCAAGAATTAGATTTACAAGCATTTATAAAAGATGATATTGCTGAAAGTATGACAGATGCAATAGAAACTGCTATATTTCATGGTAGTGGAACTAAGCAACCTACTGGAATAATAAGCGGAATAAAGACTGCAAATCAAATTAAGTTAGAGACAAGAGGAGCATTCTCTGTAGATCATTTAAAGAAAGCAAAAGCTAAGCTAAAAAAATCAATAGTAAAAAAAGCAAGATGGTTTATGAATTCAGAAACATTCCTAGAAATAGATTTATTGAAAGATGCTGATGGAAGGCCATTATTACAACCAAACCCAACTCAAGAAACAGATTATATATTACTTGGTTTACCAGTAGAATTAACAGATGCATTAGAATCACCAAGTGCAACAGGAGCTAAATGTCTTATTGTATTAGCAACTCCTGCAGCATATCATACAAATACTCAAGCTAGTTTAGCATTATATGTATATAATGACTCTGTTTACACTAGAAGAGGATTAGTTGGATATGGTGCAGATATCTTCTTAGATGGAAAAACTAAAGATGATCAACAAGTAGTTGGTATATACAATAAAGCATAGGTATTAGTTATGAAATTTTCTCAAATTACAGTAGATGAAGTTGTAGAATATTGCAATGCTTATGAGAGTGATAAAAAAATTCTTAATATTATATTAGTTGCTGCTAAAAGCCATATCAAAGGTATTACTGGAAGAACTGAAGAAGATTTAGATAAATTGGAAGATGTAACAATTGCGGTATTAATTTTATGTAATGAAATGTTTGAAAATAGACTTTTTTCAGTTGAAAATAATAAAGTTAATTTAGTTGTTGATTCAATAATTAATAAATATTCAATTAATTTATTATAGGTGGTATATATGTATATAATTAATCCAGGAGAATTTAAACATAGATTTGAATTACAAGAATTAAAAATAGGTATAGATGTAGATAATATACCAACTAAACAGTTAACTACTATATTGATGGCTAAATGCAGAGTTAGAAATAATGTTGCAAGTAATAAAGAACTAGATAATGGAGAAAGAACAGCTATTACTAAAATTATTACTGCAAGATACCCAAAGCACCTAGTAGATTTTGATGTTGAAGATGCTAATAGATATAAGGTTTTATATAATAATAAAACTTATGAAGTTATATCTATGAGTAATATAAGAGAAGAAAATAAATATCTACAAATTAATATAGGGGTAACGGAGTAATGACTATAACTATAAAAGGACTAAACTCTCTAACTAAGAAGTTAAACAAGTTAGATAATATAAAAGCAAAAAGTTCTGTAAATGAAGTAGCTAAGATAGTTGAAAAAGGGTTACGTGATGAAGCTAGTAACTTTTCTAGGAGAGCTCATTTAATTGGTGAAGTTGATACTAGAGAGTATGAAAACGGTAATTACTATGTAGATGTTGGATTGAAGAATGACTCTCAACCGTGGGAAGAGTGGAAACACCTTTACTTTCATCATTATGGCTATAATCAAAAGCTTTGGGGGAAAGATAGTGATATTTACACTAAAAAATATCAATTTTGGTTTACAAATGCAGTTGATAATATGGATAGTGAAGTTTTAAAAGAGCTTAAAAAGAAAATTCAAGCAGAAATAAAGGAAGCATTAAAATGAGTATAAGTGAAAAAATTAAAAATGCTTTAGCTGATATATCTTTACCAAACTACTTTATTACTAGAGCAAATGATAAAACAGAATGTATAGTCTATAACTATATAGAAAAGCCAAGCAGAATGGCTGATAATGAAGAAAAAGCAACACTATATACAGTAATGCTTAATCTTTATTGTAAGTCTAATGTAGAAAACAATAAAAAATTAATAATAAATGCTATGCAAAAAGCAGGATTTATAAGAAAGTCAGTTGCGTCAACAGTAGTTGTTGACTCTGGCTTTTTTTGTACCGCTATTACTTTTGCAATAAGCGTTGATAAATAAATTAAATAAATAAACTAATGAAAGAAGGAATTAATAATATGGGTAAGAAAGCAACTGGAATTTCAAATGCACATTATGCGGTATTTGATACAACAAAAAATATTTTTAAAGAACCAAAACCAATTAAAGATTTAGAAACGTTAAGTATCACAGAAAGTTATGCTGAAGGCAGTAACTATGCTGATAATCTGAGAAATATTTACATAAAAGAACTTGTAGGAGCAGATTTATCATTAACATTCTCTAATATTTCAAGAGAGATAGAGGCAGAATTGACTGGACAAACTTACGCAACTGGAGAATTAGAGTATAAAACTTCTGCTGTTGCTCCACAAATCGCACTTTTATTTGAAAAGAATTACTCAGATGGAAGCAAAGACAGAATTGTATATTACAACTGCAAGTTAGCTAAAGATAATGAAAACGGAGAAACTAAAACAGACTCATTTAACTTTGTGGAAGATACTTTAAGCGGACAGGCTATTCCAATGAGTGGTTCTCTTAAAACTAAAGATCAAGGAACTGATGTAACTTTAAATGGAGTATTAAAGTATGTAATGGATTCTGCTGGAGCTACTGCTACTGCAAATACAGAAGGTAAAAAGAGGTTTGAGAACTTCTTTAAGAGAGTACAATTCAAAGACGTTAACTATGTACCTTAATCAATTGATTATAGCCAGTATTTTTTTTACTGGCTATCCTTAGAAAGGATTTTAGAATGAGTAATTTAACTAAGAAAAGTAAAGAAATTATATTAGGAAATAAAAAATACATCATGTGTTTTGATATGACTTCTGTAAATATGTTTCAAGAAATGTCAAACATGAGTTTCTTAAATGCAATTCATTTAATCAATAAATATGATGATAAAACACTTCTATACTTCATGGCTTCATCTATAAGACCCGCTGAAGAGCCAGACAAGCCAATCGGTGAAAGATTATTTGAATTTGATATAATTGGGCTTTTATTGTGTCATACACTTGATGTTATAGAGCTTGTAAGTAGTTCAATGCCACAAGCGGATCATAACAAAAAGTCTAAAAAAAAAGCAACTCAAAAGAAACAAGTGAAATAGATATTGATTGGTTATACTATGTTTATACAACTATATTAAAGAGAACAGAAAATGAGTTTTGGAACTCTACATTAAGAAAAGTTGTATCTCAAATAAGTATTCATAATAATTTATATAAAAGTGAAAAGCAAGAAAAAATAAATGAAGATACAGAAGTTTTAAAAGTTTTAGGCTAAGGGGGTGATGTTTAAAGATGGCTAATGAACAATTATTAGTCACTCTTTGAGTGAATTGGAGTTCAAGATAAAGGAGCGACCACGCAAATTAGAGCATTAAATAAAGAGTTAAAATCATTAGATACTCAATATAAATTGGCTTCTAAGAGTGGTGATGGTTTCGATAAAAGCGTAGATGGCTTACAAAAGAAACTTGGTTTGTTAGAGCAAAAAATGACAGCTCAAACCACCAAATTAAATACCTATAAAAAGCAAATAGAAGAAGCTAAAGCTGGTATTCAAAGAAAAACTGAAGAACTTGAGAAGTTAAAAAATAGCCAAGAAGACAATACTAAAGCTATTGAAAAAACTGAAAAACAATTAAATACATATAGAAACCAACTTAAAAATGCTGAAAATAGTGTAAAAGAAACTGAAGCACAAATCCAACTATTAACGGAAGAAATCGAAAATACTAATAAAGCTATAAAAAACTTTGATACCAATAAAATGTCTAACCAGTTAAAAGAAGTTGGACAAAACATAGGTAATTTTGCAAACAAATTAGATAATGCAGGGCAAACAATTGATGGAATTGGAAATAAGTTAATAGCATTATCTGCTCCAATTACTGCTTTTGCTGGATATGCAACACACGCTGGAATAGCTTTTGAAAATAGTATGGCGAAAACTGGAGCATTAGCCGGAGCAACGGCAGAAGAATTTGACAGATTAGAAAAACACGCTAAAGACCTAGGAGAAAGTATTGCTGGGGCAAGTGCTACAGATGTTGCAGATTCATTTGGTTATCTTGCTTTAGCTGGTTATAGTGTAAATGAAATGATTGATGCAATAGAACCTAACGTAAAGGCTAGTATAGCTTGGGAAGAAGATATGGCTACAAATACCGATCTTGTTACAGATTCATTATCTTCTTTAGGTTTACAAGCAAGTGATACAACTTATTATTTAGATACATTAACAAAGGCTCAAAATAGTTCCAATACTTCGGGACAACAACTATTAGAAGCATATGTTGGTGTTGGAGGTATGTTTAAAAGTTTTAATACTCCATTAGCTGAATCGACTGCGTTACTAGGAGTCCTTGCCAATAGAGGTATTAAGGGGAGTGAAGCAGGTGAAGCGTTAAACTCTATCCTTATTAACTTAATGGGAACAACTTCAACAACTGAAGGAGCATTAAAGAAATTAGGTGTATCTGCTTATGACGCTGAAGGAAATTTCAGAGGTGTTGAAACTACTTTAAGAGATGTTTCAGCTTCAATGAAAAACATGACACAAGAACAAGAAGATTTATTATCTGCTCAACTAGGTGGAAAAACTCAAATTGATACTCTTAAAGCGTTATTGGCTGGTTTAGATGAAGAATATGATAGTCTTAAAGCAACTATTTCTGATTCAACTGGTGCATTAGAAGCTATGTATGAAACTATGAGTGGAACAACGGCTGGTAAGATAGAAACTTTTAAAAGTACATTAGAAGGGTTAGGTTTACAAATAGCTGATAATTTATTGCCACATATAAATGATTTATTAGAAGCTGGAATGAGTTTGATTAAATGGTTTGGAAGCTTAGATTCAGAAACTCAAAAAACAATAATCAATCTTGGACTTTTTGCAACTGCTTCAGGTGGAGCGTTAAAAATATTTGGAAATATTGTATCTGATGGAAGCAAAGTAGTAAGCTTTATGGGAAAAGTTACTAAATCTTTTGGTGAAAGTGAAAAAGCTAGTAATATTTTAGCAACTGGAGCAAGTAAGGTAGTAACGGCTTTTGGTAAGTTGGGAATTGGATTACCAGCAGTAGTAGGAGCAGTAGGTGTTTTAAGTGCTGGAGTATATGCATATAATGAAGTTCAAGATGCTATGAATAAATCTATAGTTGCAGCAAAAGAAGATATGTCATTATTAGAAAAAGCAACTTTAGCTTTACAAGGAGTGCAATCTAAAAGTAAAGATGAATTAGTTAAAATGGGATTGGTTTATGAAGATTTTAATAATAATATATCATCTAATTTCCAAGATACAGTAAAAGAAATGACTAAAGATGTTCAAGAATTTGGTTTTGCTTTAAATGATATGAATTTAGATGGAGTTATAAGTGAAAGTGAAGTAAGTGGTGTCTTAGATAAAGTTGGTGGATTAGTTGATGGAATAGAAAGAACTATAAGGACCAACAGTTCAAAAGTTCAAAATGCTATCTTTGAAATGTACAATTCAGATGGTGTAATAGATGAAACAGAGCAAAGTTTAATAGATTATTGGAGTAATAGAACTGAAAAAGAAGTCGAAAAAGCAAATGAATTAGAAACAGCTATAAAAGACATTCTTAATCAAGCTAAAGGAAGAGAATTAACAAGCGAAGAAATTGCAAGTATTCAAAATTATTACGCTCAATTAAAACAGTTAGAGTTAGAATTACAAGCTGATAATTCTTATGAGTTAGAATATGCTAAATCTGAATTTATAAACAGAATGAAAACATTAGACGCAGAAGGTGCTTCAGAACTTTTACAAGAAAGATTTAGACAATATGAAGAAGAGAGAATTGCAATAGAAAGTCATTATGACGCTATGATTGCACAAGTTCAAACTGGAAATGGAGAATTAACAGCAGAAGAAGAAAAATTAATAGCAGATTTAGAAGCTAAAAAACAAGAGAAACTTGCTATTAATCAGCAGTATTGGGATGAAGCTTATAATTATACTATCGAATCAAATGAAAATTTATCTGGAGTAATTAATAAATATAATGGAGAAATTTTAAAATCAGTAGACCAAAATTATTATGAAAGACTTGTATTAGCAGAGCAAAATTTAGAAGGATTAAATCAAATAACTGAAACTGGCTATCAAACAATGTTAGATACTACAACGGGAAAATATGTTGATATGTATGCAGTTGTAAACGAAAAAACTGGACAACTGCAAGGTCTATATAATCTGAATACTGGAGCAGTATCTGCTATGAGTGCTGAAAGTGGTAAAGAGATTGAAAAATTGTATACTCAATGGGCCACAAGTTCAGAGGGGATAGTAACAAAGAATTTAACACTGCAAGGTTCTTATTTGGACACTTCTAATAATATAGTAAGCAGTAATGGAAAAGTAATCGGAAGTCTGGGGCAAGTTCAGGACAAAACTGGTAACGTACAAGACGCTATTTTAGATTTAAACGGAAATCCAATTGCGATAGGCGATAATGCTAAAGAAGTTATTGAAAAACTTCAAAATACAAAAAGAGAGGTTAATAACTTAGATGGTTCAACAGCAACAGTTAAAGTTGATGACGCTGGTAGTATAAATAGCTTTGGCTCAAGATTGAAAAAGATGTTCAGCAACCTTTTTGGTGGTGGAAAATCTTATGCTATAGGAACAAATAATGCACCATCTGGCATACATACAATAAATGAAAAAGGCTGGGAATTAATTGACGCTCCAAAGGGCAAAATGGCAGTTGGTTTAGGTGAAAATGATATTGGTGAAACTGCTTACTTACCACGTGGCACTAAAGTAAGAACTAATTTATCAAGTACAGAACTGATGATGAAAGAAATCAAAAAGGAAGTTTCTAATCAGATCAGTAAGATAGATTTTAGTCATCAGTATTATAAACCTCCACAGGTGCAAACTAGAGTACAAGAAACAACTGCTAAAGTACCAAACAATTCAGATAATGAATTATTAAATAGTATGAATACAATGATAACTTTATTAGCACAATTAGTTAATAAAGATACAGATATATATATAGACAGTAGAAAAGTAGGAAAAACATTGGCAACTGTAGTAGATGAACAAATAGCAAAAAGAGCGAGGGGGAGAATATAGGTGTACGATATAATAATAGATAATGTCTTTGCAACACAACATAATTTACATATTGTAAATAGAGTTAATATCCCAGTATCGCAGAAAGAGATAGAAACTATCAGTATCGCTGGGAGAAACGGGACATTAACTAAAGAATTAGGCTTTTTAGATAGAAACATTACAGTTAATTTTAATTTTAAAACAAGAAACAGAGATGATAATATGTCTAAAAAGATAAGAAATATTACTTCATTGCTTTTAAATGCTAAAAAAATATCTTTCACAGATGATAAAGAAGTGTATTATAAAGTCAAAGCAGTTTCTATTAGTGATATTGAAAGAAATTTAAGAGTGCTGGGAAGTTTTTCAGTTACATTCACTGTCGATCCTTTTGCTTATTATAACCTTTACAGTAAAATCACAATTGCTAGCAGTTCTAAAATCTACAATATAGGAACGTATGAAAGTGAGCCTTACATAAAAGTTTTTGGGACTGGCAATGTTACTTTAAATATAAATAATAAAGAGATAACATTGAAAGATATAGATGGATTCATAGAAATAGATAGTGAGCTTAAAGAAACATTTAAAGATAATGTATCAAAAAATGATAAGAAGGTTGGAGAATATCCAGCTTTTTTTGTTGGAGAAAATACAATTAGTTGGACTGGAAATATTACTAAGATAGAAATTGAGCCTAGATGGAGGTTTTTATGATTACATTATATAAATATAATGAAACAGATTTTACCCATGATGGCATTGGTATTTTAAAAGATACTATTAGTTGTATAGTAGAAAGAGAACTGAATGGAAATTGGTTTTTAAACTTAGAATATTTGTTGATTGGTGATAAATCTGATTATATAAAAGAACATTGTATTTTAAAAGTGCCTACTCCTAGCGGTTTGCAATTGTTTAGAATAAAAGAAATTGAGAAAGATATGGAAAGTATTAATGTATATGCTGAACATATCTTTTTTGATTTAGCTAAAAACTTTATAAAAGATACTAATATAGTTGCAAAGACTAGAAGTGAAGCAATTAAGCAAATATTAAACAGCACATTGAATCCACACAAATTTAAGTATGTAGGAACAGATAACAATACTACACAAAAGAATTTACGAATAGTTAGAAAAGATGGTGCATCAGCCCTATTAGGTAGCGAAGATAATACAGTTGTGAACCGATATGGAGGGGAAATTGATATAGACAACTTCAATATTAGTTCAAAAGACCAAATAGGTAAGAATACTAATTTAGTTATAGAATATGCTAAAAATATGACTGGAATATTAGAAACTGTAGATATGTCAGAGGTAACAACAAGAATAGTGCCACAAGGGGCAAATGAGTTATTGCTTCCTGAATATTTTATAGATTCTCCTAATGTCGGATCATATTATCAACCGTTGGTATCTCATATGGAATTTAGCGAGGTTGAAGTTGTTAACAAAGACCAAGCTACAGTGGACAAGCCCGAATTTTCTCAAGAACAAGCATATGCAGAACTTAGAAGATTAGTAAAAGAACTGTATGACAACGGGATAGATAAACCTAACTACACTTATGATATTAGCTTCATTGATTTATCGAACACAGTTGAATATAAGTCTTTTAAAGATATGTTTTCACTTAATCTCGGTGATATAGTGAGAGTTAGACATAGAGATATGAATTTAGACTTAGACTGTAGAATCAGAAATTATAGATATAATTCATTAATTGATGAATTTGAAAATCTGCAAGTTGGAACTATTAAAAAAAGTATATCTTTAAATATACAAAAAGTACAAGCTGAAGTTATTTCAACAAAAGAAAATATTTTATTTCAAGTATCAGATGTAAATAATAAATTAACATCAAAGATAGAAATTACAGAAAAAGAGATAAGACAAGAAGTTACAGATACTAAGAATAATTTACAAAGTTCCATAACTCAAACTGCTAAAGAAATAAGACAAGAAGTTACAGACGCAGACAACAAATTACAAACACAAGTTACTACTACTGCTAATAGCTTTAACATATTGGCTGGGAAGTATAATAGTGGTCAGCTCGTTGGAACTAATTACAACTTTAGCGGAACTGGTTTTACGATAGGTGCAACAGATGGAAGTACAACAGCTACACATACTTCTAGTTATTCTGAATGGAGGCATGGAAATAGTTCAAGTAGAGCAGATGCAAATGGGTTTAGTAGAGATGGACATCCATACACACATTTAATTGAGTTTGGGACAGCTTTTGTGGGTGGTAGTGTCGGGACGCATCCCGCTATTCAAACTATACAACTGCCCGATATATGGAAAAACAAAACTTTTAAAGTCTTAGTAAGTATGAAAAACACTGGAGGAGGACTTGCAAATGAGTGGGTTAAAAGAACGTTTTTAGATGTTGTGTCAATAGACCAAGCAAACGCAACTTTTAAAGTTCGAGGGTATTGGACTTCTATAACATCAGCAGGCGTGGAAAATGAAAAAGAATTAGAGTTCAGTTGGCTTGCTATTGGTGGCTAACTAGAAAGGAGATAAGATGGATTTTAAAAGTTTAGCAAAAGAAATTATCATAGACGTAGAACAATTTCATGTTCCCGACATTGACGCCAAGCAACATGATTTAAAATCAAGATTTTTAAAAATAAAGCTATTTAATGAAGCTAAAGAGTTTAATGTTAATGATAGAGATTTAGCTTTTAAGTTTTTCGCTAGAAAGCCCGACGGGACAGAAGTTTTTAATAATTGCACTGTGGAAAATAACTTTGTAGTAATTGAATTAACATCTCAAACATTAGCAGTTGCTGGGAAAGTAAAAGCAGAGCTGATGATTTACGGGAAAGCAAATGGCGAAGTATTAACAACTAAGCCTTTCATAATTAATGTTATTGAGTCTATTAATAGTCAAAGTGCTATAGAATCTACCAATGAGTATTCTGTGATCATGAATATAGTTAAAGAATTAGAAGAATACTGGCGAATACACAGATATTACTCTATTTATGATGTGAAATCAGATATTGTAAATGTGCCTATTAACATCGCAGAACTAACCAGAGAAGATAGTGTTAATGTGTACTTGAACGGAGTAAGACTGATTGAGAATGTTGAGTTTAGAATAGATTTTACAGCAGCACCAACTTGCGTTAATTTAAGAGGGAATTGGACAAATGGTGATCAGCTTTACTTTGAGTTTTTGAGAAGAGTCAAGGGCAAAACTACAGGGACTGACGGGGGCAATGTTGCGTCAATTTCAGCTAACAAAGTCATTATTCAACCAGCAGTTTTCAATAAAAGTAATGTTCAAGAAGCTTTGACTTACATCAAAACTGATGTCATTGGTGGCGATAATTTAAACAATTTACAAACTCAAAGTAAAACTAATTTAATTAATGCAATAAATGAGTTAGTACAAAGGATTTCAACACTTGAAAATGGAACGCCTGGAAAGAGATTAAATAAAAATAGTCATATATATAGCTTGACACAGCAAGCGGTTTCTTTAATCGTACCAGCTTCTTTAAATTATAATAGAAATACAGATTTGCTAGAAGTTTACATTGCTGGAGCAAAAGTTAGTGAAGGGGCAAATGGTGGATATGTATATAACGCTGATACCAATACTATAAACTGCAACAAAGGTATGTGGGACATAGGAACAGAAATATTAATAGAAGTTATAAAAAATATATAAAAAGGAGATTTTTAATAAATGGACGCTATACAATTAGTAAGAAAACAAGCTACTCAAGATACTCAAATTAATGCTGTAACTAATGAAGTTACTACAGCTAGAACAAGCAAAAATGGGACTGTTCATCAAAATATAAAAGCAAGATTAGACGCTATAGAAACAAATGCTGATACTATAAAAAATAGTATTACAACTGCTATAAATGGTTTATCTTGGAAACCTACGGTAGCAACTTTTGCAGATTTAGCAACACAATATCCAAATGCTCAAGATGGATGGTGTGCTAACGTTACTGCTGATGGTTGCTTATATAGATATACAAAAGCCAATACGGGAGCAGCTGGACAATGGATTAAAATATCAGCAAATGCTATCCCCAAAGCTAGTGCTTCTGTTGATGGGTTAATGAGTAAAGAAGATTTCACAAAATTACAAGGTATGCCAAGTTCTAATACTATAATAACAACTGCAGGAGGACAAACCATTAACGGAAATTTAAGTGCAAACACTTTTATTGGAGCTTTACAAGGAAATGCTGCAACTGCAACAAAAGTAAATAACGCATTGACTATCACTGTTAGTGGTGCAAATACTGTATATGATGGTTCAGCAGCTAAAACAGTTAATGTTGCTCCAGCTAACCATACACATAATGGTTCTCAAGTAAATTTAACTGGTTATGTAAAAGGGACTACTGCAACAGCTTTAGCACCTACAGATACTGTAAATTCAGCACTTGCTAAATTAGAAAATCAAATTGCTAATAAAACTTTAAAAGTAACTAAATCAGTATCATATGTTAATCATATTGTACAAGCTAATAATAAAGTTATAACTCAACAACTAGCAAATTATACAAATGGGGATATTGTAGAAGTATACATTAGTGGTGTTTTATTAAGACCAGATCATCACTATAAGCTATCTTTTGCTGGAACTACTGCAACACTAACAACAGATAATACTACAACAGGAAATACACAAGGCTGGTTACAAGGTGAGCATATCACATTTAAAATATTAAAAATTAATTAATTAGAAAGGAGGTGAAAAAATGAGCGGTTTAAAGCTAGTAAGACATCAAGCCGAACAAGATAAATTAATAGAAGCTCGTGTCAAGAAAGCTGGAGATACAATGACAGGTAACTTAACTATGAGTGGGGCTGCAAAAGTGGTGGGTAATCTGCAAGGAAACTCTGATACAGCTACAAGATTACAAAATGCTAGAAATATTAGTATAAATGGAGTTGCAAGGAGTTTTAATGGAACTGGCAATATTAGTTGGAGTTTAGCTGAAATAGGTGCTGCTGCAACTAATCATAATCAGACTTCTAATTCTATAACTGCTATGACAGGGTATACTAAACCTGCAACGGGTGGAGCAATAGCAACAACAGATTCATTAAATACTGCTATAGGAAAACTTGAAAAAAGCTTAGAATCTAAAGCTAACAGTAATCATACTCATAATTACTTACCATTAAGCGGTGGAACTATATCGGGAGATATATTATGTAATGTAAATGATAAATTACACTTAGGTTCATCTACTGCAAGATTTCAAACTGTATACGCAAGTATACTTGATTTAGGAAAAAGCACTGGAGTATATCCATTGGGGGATTATACATTAACTTTTAAGTGTGGCAGACAACAAGGTGGAGAAGCAGCAGAAATATTTTATGGACATAATGGTACAACTTATCACTTTGAACCAAAGTGGTCGGGAGATGTAGTATTACAACAATCAACTGGTTTAGGTAGAAGTAGTAGAAAATGGAGAGATGTGTGGTCGCACGCTGGTACTCTGCAAACATCTGATATAACTATGAAAGAGAATGTTAAAAAAGTTGTTTCAGAAAATGATACTTTCAAAATTGATAAAAACGACACAAATGACATTTCTAATATATCTAGCGATTCTATCTTTGAAACAGTAAAAAGTATTCAACCAATTACATTTAATTATAAAGGTTCGCAAAATGCTGAAAGAACTGTAAATAGTGATAATAAACAAGATGAGTATGTGCAAGTAGCTAGACAACTAGGTATATCTGCACAAGAGTTAGAAAAAATCAATCCTGCTCTATTTGAATATGTTGGAGTAAAAACAGAAACTGAAAATGAAGCAGGTGAAAAAGTGCAAAGCTATTCTATTAAAACATTAGCTTTTTCTAATATGATATTAGTTGCACTACAAGAAGAAATTAAATATAGAGATAAGCAAATAGAATTATTAGAAGCAAGAATAAATTCATTAGAAAAGAAAATTCCCTAAGGGGGTGTGAAAATGGCTAAAGATTTAGCAAATTTACCTGTTTACGTTGGCTCTCGATCAGAAGGATTTTTAAACTATATCGTTGGCAGAGCTACAGATTTAAATTCGCTTCCTGTTCCAAATTCTCGAATAGAGGAGTATTTAGAGTATCTATGCTACAACGGGGGAACCGGTGGTGGAGCAGATACTAATTCTTTCAATGCTTTATCGCAAGATGTAGACAGTATTAAATTCAAGCACGGAGATACTATTAAAGCTAGTTTACAAGTTGTAACAGAGCAAGAAATAACAGATATATTAAATAGCTTAACATAAAACACTAAAACAATAGTGTTTTTTTATATACAAAATTTTAAGAAAAAAAGTGAGGAAATAAATATGTCAAATTTAATTAACAAAACTGGACTACAAAAGTTCGCAACAAAATTATGGGCAAAAATAAAAGACAGATATGATGACGCTTTTGTTAATGCAGAAATACCTGCAACAGAAAAGAAAATAACTTTTACAAGAGCAAATAGCACAACAAAAGATGTAAGTCTAGAAAAATATGCAAGATTACAAGATAGAAATAAATTTGAGAAAGATGTTTCAGTAGATGACGCTGATTTTTACAATAACTCATCTTTAGGGGATATAGATGGAACTGTTAACTCAGCACAGAGAACTTTAGGGGCTAGAAATTTAACTTCTAAAATGTTTACAGATGGGTTTGTATCAACATTAAGAATTCACTTAGATAATTCTCATACTGGGAGTCAAATGCGAGTTCATCTTTGGGAAATCAAAAAGAGAGCAGAAAAACAAGCTGATAGGACTATGTCTAAACTTAAAGATGGAGAGAGTTTTGCTGTTAAAGAAGTTGATGGTCAAAAATATGTAGATGTTCCAATAAACAAAGAATATGCAGACGATATTTATTTCTTATTCAGAAGTGGAGATACTGCTGCAGTTAAAGCTATACGCAATATACCAAGCAATAAAGCTAATGACGTAATGAATTTAGTTGACACAACACCACCTACTGGTGCTGATCAGGCTTTAGATTTAAGAAATCAAATTGAAACTGAAACAGCATATGTCGAAATATTTGGAAGAATAGGCATAGTAGACCTTAATAAAAAAATTGAGAAAGTATCAGCAGACAGTTCTCTATATGTAAAGCATACAGATTGTATTAATGGAACAGAACAAGGAGATAAAGCTGGAAAAGTTGTTAAACTAGGTGCTGATGGTAAATTACATAGTAGCTTGATGCCAGCTATTGCACTTAACGAATTCTTCCCGGTTACAGCAAATACATGGAATGAAGCAGCATTAAACAATATAACATATCAAAATGGGGACATTATTTATCATACTAATACTCAAAAGAGATATTTATGTATAAATAAAAATGCATCTTTTGAAGATAGATTTGTTGAATTAAATTCAAAAGATGGAGTTGTTCAAAGTGTAAATGGCAAAGTTGGAGCAGTTGAATTAAACTTAGAAGCTACAGACGACAAATTTAAATTAAAAATTAGTGGTACTGGTGGAGAAGAAGTAGTTAAAGAAATACCTATGATATCAGAACAAGAAATTACAGAGATATTAGACTCTCTACCACAATAATATTTAGAAAGGAAAAAGGTGGTTGAATATAGCCACCTTGTTTTTATAATATGACAAAATTAATTAATAACAACAAGCTAAATAGTTTTGCTACAAAACTTTGGGATAAGATAACTAATAGTTTTGTCAGTAAAACTTTACCTAACAACGTCATAGGTGAAACTGTTTTTAGTGATGGTCATATCGAAGGTGCTACATTAAATTATTTTAACAATAAAAATTCACAAATGTACATAGGGAGTGGGACTGGTGATTGTTTTGGAGTTCCTAATAATTCAGTTTATGCTGGTGTTCATGTTGGCAGAATTGCATTAGCAGTAAATCCTAGCTTAGTTGTTGGGAGCAATGTAAATAGTGTTGTAGCATTAGCAGTTAAAAAAAGAAATAATGAAGTAATGGAAGTTATAACTAGAGATAGTCAAGCTAAAGTTTACAAAAATCCTTACAGAAGTATTACAGCCGATAAGATTATCTATATAGATATAAACAAAAAATTTAGCGAGGAAGTTTATTTCGTAATTGGGTGTAATGGACTTATATGGAATACAGATACTCCACCAAATAGAGCTAATGTGTACGGATCTGATACAATACCAGCAGTTGGCAACAGATTAACAATAACAGACTACGGGTATTCGGGAAGATTTATTATTTTCACAGGCAAAACAAGTTTTGAAGAGCTTGTTAGCCAAAAAAATGATAGTGTAAGCAAAACAAAAGATAATATCTTAGTTGGCAAAACAGTTCTTCAAGATGGATATATAGACGGAGAATTATATTCAATAAATAATCAAAGTGCTACAGATGGAGCTTATACAAACTTGAATACTGCATATTCAGGAACAGCTAATAAGATTATTCCAGCTAATAAGAATGTAACTTCAATAATTGTCGCTGTTCGTAGCTCTATGAATGTTGGTGCGATGGCAACAGGTGTAAATGTCGGTGTTGTAAGGGCTGATACAAATGAAATTATAGAATACGTTCATCAAAATGCAACTAGCACGGTATATGAAAATAGCTACCCTCAAATTGACGCAAGTAGGGTTGTAAATATACCTATTAACAAGTCGTGGGAGCAAAATGTCTATTTTATCATTGGTGTAAATGGAATGCTTTGGTATTCACCACATGGGAGCCTACAATTGAATAAAGTAACTGGAGGAGATAACTTACCGTCAGTTGGGCATATAATTAATAATTTAAATCGTACAAATTATATAGGTAAAATTGTTGTTTTAGGAGAAGTTGTAAGCCTAAACACTCTAAAAAACAAAGTAGATTTATCACAAGTAGCAAATGAACCTAATAAAATACCAATAATAGGTGAAGATGGAAGATTGCCATCAAGCATATTACCACCAGAACAAAATGGTGGAGTACGTACAGTTAATAGTCAATCACCTGTAAATGGGAATGTTACTGTATATTCAGATAATATAGATATTAACAGTAGCACACACAAAACTATAAAAACGGTGTTAGATGAAAAAGTAAACACATCGGAAGTAGGCAATGATGCCAATAAAATACCTAGATTGAGCAATGGAAAACTTGTTAATAGCGTATTACCAGATGGACTTATAAGTAAGAACAATGTTAATAATTTTACTAATAAAAATGATTTCAACTTTTATAGTCCAACTGTTACAAGAGATTTTACTATAGCAACATTTAACGAAGTTGGTTCAGCCAATAGAAGATACGAGGTGTTTAATAATAATCATTATGTAGTTACTGTCCATAACAAGTTTACTGAAACTAGCAAACGTGTAGATAGCTTAATAGTTCCTATCGCTAATGCACAAGTAGGAGACACCATCAATGCTACATACTTTGTAATCAATAATGGCAACGTGGTAATCAAAGCCCCTGAATTTCAAAAACCACATACTGTTGAAGATATAGATATGGTCGGTTGCAAATGTATTAGAATACAAGTGAATCAACAATTTAACCAAGTTGTAGGTTTTGGATTCATTGTCGAACCAAGGACTGTAAGAGGCAATGTTAGAATAGGATTAGCATATGCTACAGACAATAGTTATTCTAATAGCGTTTGGTCATCTGCTCAAACACCTCATGTAAACCAAAGTGTTGCAGAAAATAAGCTTCCACACAAGGTATTTCCTTATAAAGTAACACATCGTACAACTTCGGAATTAGTAACAAGATTTGAATTAGAAAAAGTTACTCAAATGTATCCTAGAACTTTAATAGGTGAATACAAAAACATATCTTATGATGCAGGGAATACTCTTGATGATGGAATGAATACATGGCTAAAGGCAAACGGACAAACCGTAACAAATACAGATTATCCAGAACTGTTTGAAAAATTAAATCCAAATAGGATAATTGACGATTTAGAGAATATTCAGGTTGAAACATTTGAGTTACCAAATGAAACTGCGGCTGCTGGATATTATTATATATGTGCAAAGTAGGCTACTTATTATTTAAGTAGTCTTTTTATTATAAATAGAAAGGAAAGAGAGAAAGATGGACGTAAACTTTCTTAACGAAGTGATAAATACATTAGGCTTACCTGTTGCTGGGATAGCTGCTCTAGGTTGGTATATAAATAAAAAAGATAA